TGCCGTGGTAGCAGCCTCGCTAAACTCTCTGCGTTCCATTTGAGCGGTGTCGGCAGCTTGCCTGAGTTCCATATTACTTAATGCAGAAAGGGAGTCTCTTTTTAGGGCAGTCTCGTTAGCAGCGTTGGATATGTTTGCCTGAGACTCTAACTGGGAAGTATTCAAGTTCGCCTTATTGACAGCATCTTGATTAGCTAGCCCCTGAGTCATATTGATACTTGCATCTTGTTGAGCTATAGGGAGGACGGCATCTATTGCAGCAGCCTGCCCCATCTGTTGACCCATAGTAGTGTTAAGCATCCCACGTTCGTTAGCAGCAGCAAGCCCCATCGACTTATTGCGCTTCATGTAATCGCTATCCTCGCTAAGGAGTCCAGTAACCTGCCCACCAACAGTGTCTGTCTCTGGTACAAGGCTACGTTCTTCTGGAGCATAAGTAGTAGCTTCAACCTGTGTCTGTGGAGCGTTTAATTGTGTCTCAGCAAATTCATCTATTGTAGCCATATTATTCACCATCCCCTAATGTTCTTACCTTAGCGGAAAGTTCTTGAATTGCATTAATCAACATAGGCACTAGTCGTTCATACTTTACCGATAGAAGAGTTGTCTTCGTTCCAATGACTTACCAAGTTGGTAATGTCGTGGGTACTCTCTACCGATTCAAGCTCCTGTGCTATCAACCCTACTTGTAACTTGTCTCGTTTACGTGTGCCATCAGGGATACCGTCCTCATAGAACGCACGTTTATCCCAACGGTAGGTGACAGGACGTAGGGCGTTGATGAAGTCCAGACCAGCGTCTAAGTCTTCCACGTCCGCCTTATCTCTGCCGTCTGATGAGGAGATTGTAGTCTCGGCACAGTACAGAGCTGTAATATTATTATCACCCAGACAAATAATATTATCTTGGGTGGTTATGTGCCCAGATGGCGACGATGCTTGCCCAGAGTAAGCCCCCAAAAGTAGGTTCCTTTCCCCTGTGGTCACTGCAACCCCAGCCGAGTTTCCAACTAATGTGTTGGAGTCCCCTGTTGTAGAAGAGTATCCAGCACTTGTTCCGACAAAAACACTAAACCTACCACTAGACAGAGAGGCTCCAGCCGAGTCTCCTATTGCGGTGTTGTTAAAAGCATTACCAGCAACAGCTAATGCACCTAATCCAACAGCGATGTTTTTGTTACCAGAAATATTAGGGCTTCCTACACCCACAAAAATATTATCGTTGTCGGTGTTGCAATCTTGAAGGACTCCAATACTAGAGTCACTTATAGCGGTATCAATATTAGCTTCAGACAACGCTGCTGCGGTCTGTGCCACGACAGCTGCATCCTTCGCTACGACAGCCTCATCTCTTGCATCCTCTGCCTCGCCAACCAACGTACCTAACGCTACAGAAGAGACTCCTGCTAATATAAAATGAGTGCCATTATATGTCATACTACTTGTGCCGGTAGTTGTTAGTGTTCCCGCTACAAGGTCATTACCAGCGTTATCTTTTATGGCAATAGCTCCAAGACCATTGACATTTAAGGTTGATGCCCCAGTATTGCTAGCTGATGGTATAAACCCTACAGTTAGATACAAGTCATAGGTGGTTATTGTTGATGATAGTGCTACCGCATATTGGTTAGCCGTGCCAGTATCTTCGGCAAAAGTGACGCTTCCTTGGTTAATCTTGCTGGGCGATGGTAACATATCAAAACCCAACCCTGTTTCGTCACGAAGGTTATTCACTTCTGCCGATTTAGCTCTGCCACCTATTGGAATCCTGTTTTGTGTTGAGTCAAAATAATCATTCATCGTGAAATTCCCCTTACAGAAAAGTGTATTATTATTCCTTGAATGCTGTGTGGTTCTTCGTAGGTATGTGATGAACGTATTAGCAAGCTCATATTTTTCCCGACACCATCTATATAGCACTCTGCGGTATCTACTAACTGTGCGTCCCAATAAAACGAGTTCCAAGCGGTATTTACTGAATCCCATATGCCACCACCTCCATGGATGTCTAATGTCCCCTGCCCAGCAGATGGAAGGTCTAGCCCACCATAAGAGAAAGAGGGTAAGTAATAAATGTCAGATGGCCCTGATGCTTCCATCTCTACGGTTGCCTTAAAAAACCGCTTCTTATTCTCCGGTGAGCCAAAGTGATTAAATGCTGGTCTTATGTAAGCATCAACCTTATTGCCATCAAAGCTATTGCCAGAATCCATTCTATAAACATAGCCATCATCACTACCGAATAAAAGTATCTCTTGCCCCGTACTATCTTCAACTGAAGCGGTACATCTTACTTTAATCCCATAGTCCAAGACAGTTATACCAGCATTCTTTGTGCCATTCATAACCATAGTCAAACATCGACCATTAGCGAAAAACACCCTATATTGGTTCTTGCTTCTTATTTTAATCGAAGCTAAAGGCGGCTCCTTAATAAAGGTAGTTATTAATCGCTCAACCTTCTGCGATAATGAGTTTGCCTTAAAGTCACCATAAGCCTGTACTGCCTGTGTGCCTGTAATGCCGTTATCATCAACATAAATAGGATATTTGAACCCCTGTATCGTCCATTCTATAGCCCCAGCTTCGTTGTCTAGCGAGTTAAGCGACCAACTGAGGGCAGTAGCGCCATTTAGTATCCATGTCCCGTTCCTGCCGAATATTTGTAATGCCTCTCCCGGGACACCAACAAACCCTGTGCATTCTTGTCCTAGTCCCATTTCTCCTGCCCCAACGACAACACTCCACGTAGCGGGGTCGCCCGGTGCTGAATGTTGTACCGATCCTTTAGCAAACGAATAGAATAGGTGCATCTTGTGAGCTATTAAATGTTGTGGAGCATCAAGCGTCATTCCTGTTGTTATCTCAGTATATGTACTTCCATCAAACACAAAGCCTTTATTTACTCCGTCACAGCCATACATAGCCTCAGAGCCAACACTTGCCTTGAAATTGTAATTTATAAATTCATATCTTCCGCCAGCAGTCAACGTCGGTGTGGTAACCACGACCCATCCCGTAGCGGTTGATTTGTACATGACACATTCCGTACCGGCAACATTATCCCTAAAGGCATAAGTAGTGCCGTTGAACATCCAGACACCACGAATAACACCAGAGCCGGGAACTACCCCAACAGCGCTACGGCAATACTCAATAGCCGTGTGCCAGTATTCAACGTCCAATTCGTCCGTTGGAGCTCCCCTGTCCGTTGATGATGAGGTTGTCGTCCCTACAGAAATATGCCCCACCACTACTTCAATAGTTTCTGCTGTGACGAATGCCCCCGTCATCAACTTTAGTGCTAGGTAGCCTACAGCATCATTCCCTGCCCATGAGCCACTGTCAACCACAACTGCCAAAACTGCTGCGGTAGCGCCACTCGTAAGCCCTGCAATAACGTCATTAACTAAAGGCTCATTACTCCCCCCTGAAAAACTGACAGTATGATATTCGGACTCGGAAGCCAAAGGGTGACCATCAAAGCGTTCATACCCTTGGATTCTCGTATAGCCCCCACGGATATTAGGCTCATAGTTCAGGCAGTCAATTAGTTCACCGGAAGGGATAGACAAGGGAGGGTCTTCGGTGTTCAGTCCCCCCTTGAATGGAAAGTACTTTGTTTGCCTACTCATGCCAATGGTCTCACGTATGCCTGAATCTTTGGCAACTGGGTCATTGACATGAAGGCTAATATCCTATCGTATTCAACTTTTGATGCTTGGTATAGACTTGGGGCTTCTTGATCTGATGCAAACTTCATAACTGCCGCCCACTTAATAATATCCGTATATTCATCGTGCAGATTTATTATGTCAGCGTCTAGGGATAAGGTTTGTATTGTGCTTCGACCTCTACCACGGATAGTGTAGTTTGTGTCTGGTGTTGGAAAAACAATGAGATTCCCACTGGGGGCTATTGTGTATCCAGCGAGCTTGCCTGCTGGTTTGTCCCCAATGTCGTATGTTTTTAGATATTTATCGAATGATTGTTCATATGGCAGAATCGCCTCTGCGACTTTACCCTCACTGTTTTTGTATGCAGTGGCGAGAGTTGTTTTAACCATAGAGATATTGGCTAGACCTGCCAAGCCTAGTGCGTATTCTTTCATGGTTGTTGCCACATCAAGGGTAAAGGGCACGTCCATGAATAGCCAGTCTTGACGTAGCATTTGCACGTCAACCCAGCTATCCCTGACCCACTCGACTATTCTTTGGTTCATCCCTTGGCGGGAAACCGTCGAAGCCATACCACCACCTTGTAATCCCATATCTCTGCTGGCTTGTTGGCATAACGATAAGTACGTGGTCGTCTTCGACATATAGCGTCCTTGCTTAGATTGCCTGTTTAATTACCGAAAATGGATAAGAGTGCCGTGATACTGGTAACATTGATGTGGTATCTGGGTACACCGTTTGAACTGCGTTTTTGAGAGCTTCGAGAACCATAGGAGGAACCGGTACTTCAACGCCTCTTTGTAGTAAAAACTGCTTACCGTTGACATTAACCTGAACGTCTCTGTTACTTTTGTCTGATGCTGCAACAACAATTACCGCCCAATTCTCTCGGTTGGCGTGACTGTTGCGGTATTTATCCATGGCCAAAGGTGTCATCCCCTCGGTGGGCACTTTTTCTACTGGTGCATCAGGTGGTTCTTGGATAATAGCAACGCCCAGCGTATCGCATACAGCCTTGCGGATCTCGTCAACACCACTTCTTGTGCTCACATTATCTAAAGCCAAGACGTCTTTTGCATAGGCTAGTAATTCAGGTTTGGTCGCTAGCCAGCTATTGCCAGCTCCCTGTTGTCATTGGTTATGAGTTATCGGTACAAGCCACTTCGAGCCGTGCCATCCATGCGTCGTTGAGGATAACTGCGGTAAAGTAGGTCTTCCAGGAAACGAAACCGATCTGACCTAGTGGATCAGACTTGGAAGGTACTCCGGGGTTAAGCACCATGGGCTTGATAGCGTTACCGCCCTTAAGTGGTACTGTGCCATAGGCTTCTTTGGCGATATAGATAACAGGGTAGACGTCGGCCTTAGTGCCTGACTCTGATATTTTGCCGGATGAAGTACCACCAGCATCTAACCACGCATCGAATGTTGGGGTTAAGATGTAGCGAACATCCTCAACCTTACCAATTTCATAAGGTAGTGCTTGCATCTGCCCGTACTTCTCGGAAGGAACAAACCCTGCCATGTCACGGATATCACCTTCAAGGTCAGTGTGACCAAAGGCGATATATGCGGCATCAATAGGCTCGGTGGACACCTTAATGGATGCTCCAACGATCTTGGTAACTTTGCGACCTTTATTAGCCTTAAGCATCCGAGTAATATTGCGCTGCTTGGTAAGGTCGATCTTGTGGATAACTGCGTCCCGCTGTGAACCAGTTGAGTAAAATACGCTAGTTCCACCCTTGATAACACCATAGATAAGCTGTTCAAGAGTTTCTTGTGCTTGCTCACCCGAAAGCATCATTGCATCCGACAAAACTGGATCTTCCGCTAAGTCGGCAACCTTGTCAGTAATCTTAGTAGAGGCTCCATACTGGGCTAGTGTCGCTGGGACATCTTCGTAATCCATCGCTTGCGGGGTTGGTGATACTCCCTCTGCCAATGGGGTAGCTGCTGCTGCAAAAGGCACGGGGCGACGGAACTTAACGCCCTCTGCGGTGTTTTTCGGGATTGGTTTGACTTGTCCAAATTTAGAAAGGACAGCAATAGGCTCGGCATGTGCCAAGGCTTCTGTTGCAGCCCATGCTGCCGTACGCTGGTCAATCACACCATAAGTTGTATCTGCCATTATCTTCGTCTCACTTTATCATGTTGACGTGCGAACTGGTCGAACGCATTGTCAAAGTCTGTGTTGTCGATGGCTACCGGCGTTTGCCTATGTGAAGGTGTCGCCTGAGCAGCCGCTAAATTTTTGTTTCTACGAGCCTTGATCTCATCAGCTCTTGAACCCTTTGCGGGGGTCGTGTCCTGCGTAAATCTGTTTAACATCCAAAGAGCGTCGTCAAGTTTTGGCGAATTTACCAAACTTCTCACACTTTCTGGTTGCGTTGATACCCATGCCCCGAAATCATCAGACTGCGATGTTTCCTTCCAGCCAGGGTATTGCTCCGAGAGTGCGGCAAAGTCCGCTTCCCTCTGTGAATCTTGCTCTCGTTGCTCGAACCTTGCAACCCTGCTTGATACGTTCTCGACTGCGCCTAACTTTTGCTGGACGTAGCTTTCAACGCCTTGTGCTAGCTCAGGAAAATCCTCTTTGAGTGTCCCCCACTCTGCATTCTCCTGACTTCCAGTGTCCTCAATTGCAGGCATCTGGGCTGGTTGTTCTTTAGCCTGTTGTTCCAATGAGTTAATCTTGCGCTGTAAAGCACCTATTCTACCATTGTCCGACTTTAGCCTGTGCCGAAGGTCTTCTTCCCCCATTGTGTCAAAGGGACTAGCGGCTGGTGCGGCTTCCTCTGGCTCTGGGGTTGTTTCCGGCGCTACTTCTGGCTCTTCTTCTGGCGTGTCGTCGGTGAAAGGGGAGTCACTTGATTCCGCTATCTCGTTAAACGCTGCCTCAAAGTCTTCCGTTGGCTCTTGGTTCTCTACTGCTTCACTCATTTACTGCTCCCGACGGCTCTTATGAGCGGTCTCTAAGTTGTCGGGGGAGTTCAAGCAACTCCTGTAGTTGCTTGATACGCCCCCTTGCTTCTTCGTTGTCTGCTGCTATCAGGATGTCAGTGTAGGAAGCAAGTTCTTCTTGCGCCCATGTCTGTATTGCCACCCAGTCAGCAGATAATGAATTGATTTGCATAAAAAACGCCCATCTCAATTAAGAAATAGGCGCTCTAGGCACTCTGATTATTGTTTAGTCGTGCGTTAGTTCGTATTTACTGTCTTACAACGGGGGCATTTAATCTCGTACCTGCCCTTACCGTCTATCTTTCCTAGCATCTTTCCACAATGTTTGCAACGAATATCTGTCATATCCCACTGCCTGTGCGCTGCTTAACTGCCAACTCATCTTGGAAGTTCATGGCCTTGACTCCTTCTACCTGCCTAGTCGTCATCAGCTTCTCTTTCTCGAAACCAAGAGACTGTGCCAACTTGCCAATAGTCAACTCTTTGTCCATCGCTAGCTTTGCATATCCCAGTTCACGCTTGTCTGCTAACTCCTGCTGTTTAAGTTGTGCGTCGGACTGGGCTATCATCTGGTCTAGTTGTAGCCGCTGTTGGTCTAACTGTATTTGCGCTTGGAGAACAGGGTCAACTTGTGGCTGGCGGTTCTGTGCTTCCTGCTTTAACTCGTCCTCTGTTTTGATTATCTCGTCTGGATTGAGCTTCTTGCCTTTGGCTATTCTGACCAGCATCTCCCTAAACTTCATCAGCGGGGCATATGCCGGACTCCCTGCCAAGTTCGCCATCTCCATCAACCCAGACTCTTGAGCTGCTTGTTCCATCATCGCATCACTGCCCCGTGCGTCTACTTCATAGTCGCCCTTAATACTATCATCGGGGTTATACTGCATGTTCCAGTCGTAAAAGCGTGTAATCAGTGGCTTGTAAACATTATCGTCTAGTGATTTTACTGTTTTACGCATGACGACATCCGCAGAAGACATTAGTATTGCCATCCCTTTTGCAGTATCAGTGATGTTCGATGTTTGTTCGCCTTGTGCAATTAACGGTAGGTTTGTTTCTTCGTCGGCAAACTGTCTTGCCATGTCAAATATCGCAGACAGCTCCTGTTGGTGGCTCTCAATCTCTGTAATGTTGAAAGCGTCGTGAACTCTCCCACCCAACTTATCTTCGTGAAACCATATCTTTCTAGCTGACAACTCCCACCTTCCGTCCGCAGGGGTTACTTTATTGCGGTCGATGATAACCTGCCCCCCAACACTTAGCCCTGCGTTGTCCATCAGCATCCGCCATGAAGCGTTGATAACTTTTTGACTGTTACGCATCAGGTATGGCACTCCGTACCCAAAAATGCTTGAGTTGTCCTCCTCCCAACAGAACACGGAATAGATGTTATCGCCAGAATCCATAGGGTTTATTAACGCTCTTATGACTCGTGAGCCACAGAACTCGACAATACCGCTGTAGACTTCGAGGGGGTTTTCCTCTTCCTCTTCATTAATTGCCCCTGCCGCCACCAGATCATCAAACGATATTTCCCCGTGATACTCCCACAATTCATAACGATTGTCTTCTGCTGCCATATCAACGCCTGAGATGTTCCGCATTTCATCGGTGTGGGTCTCTGATATTGATATTGCTATGGGGTCTTCTTTTAATAGCTCGGATATCTGTTCGACAATGTAGCCGGGTCGAGTAGCGAGATTGCGCAACATTTTACGAGTCAGAAACTTACGCTCAAACGTATATTCCGCTTCGTCTATTGTTACTGCTCTCATATCCGGGAAGAAATTCCAACAACTTACTGCTTCGGTAGCGGGTCGCAGGTCTTCCGCTGTCCCTAGCTCGTAAACGCCTGACCCATCGACCTCTTCCCAACTTTTCCGCTGTCGCCCAACGACAATCGGAGCTTTGATAATACCAGTGCCAAGCCTGACGGCATCGTGGATAATATCACGAATCTGCCCATTAAACCCTGCTTCGATCAACTGGTCGGAGATTGCAGTCTCCATTAACCCCGCTTGTTTCTTAGCTTTTTCGTTTATGTCTGCAACAATGTCACGGTTAGAAACCTGCTGTCCTTGCTGATCGACGATCGGTTGCCCGTTCTGTTGTGCGGGGGCATCCATATCCATACGTGCTAGCTCTGGAATAGGTGTTGGCTTAATCCCCCAGTGTCTTGTGTCAGTCGGTGCAGCTAAATCAATCAGCCGTGCCTCGGCAGCGTTGCACTTGTTGCGGGTAATATTAACGACGAGTTGCGATTTGCCTGCCCCAGCAAGAGCTGTTTGCTCAGCATGTGTGAGCTTTGCGTGTACTTGCCTTAAATCTGCCAACCATCGTTGTTCAACAAGAGTCCGGTGTCTTACTTGATCTTCTGCCAATGCCAACAGTCGCCCACCTAAACTTTGGAGGATCGCATCACTATTGTCTTCTTCCTCGAACTCGCTATTATCAATATCCTGTGATTGCATCGCCTATCGTCCTCGTCTGATATGTTAGTTCAGTTTTCTTAAC